ATCGGCTCGGCCACCGCCCACGCCGTGGCTGTGTAGCTCTGCACCGCGCCCCAGGCCACTGTCCACCACGTCTGCAACGTCGCCAGTGCCCCGGGGATACGCTCCTGCAACCATGCCACCGCCGCCGCCACAATCGGCTCGGCCGCTCCCCACGCCGTAGCTGTATAGCTTTGCACCGTGCTCCACGCCGCTGCCCACCCCGTTCGCATCTCGCCGGCACGGGCATAAAGCGAGCGTAGCGAACCCACCAGGCTAATAACCGCTGGTCGCACCACCGTGCGAAACAGATCCGCCAATCGCCCCCCCCAGGCAATCAACGCAGGCGCCTTACCCTGCAAAAAGTTGGTGAACTCGCGCACCATCTCGGTGATGATGGGGATAAACTGATCCCCAATCTGAATCTTCAACGCCTCAAACACCCCGCTCAAAATCTCCAGCGACCCCTTCAGCGTGTTCATCCGCTTGGCCGCCTGCTCTTCCGCATCGGTCTTGGCCATGGTCGCCTGCAGCTTGGCAAACTCTTCCTCCGTATAGCCTGCCATCGACAACGCCGCTCGCATCGCATCGGTGCCAAAGATCGTTGAAACGGCCGCATTTTTCTGCTCTTCGCTCAGCCCCGTCAATGCCTGGTTCAGAATGCCCGCGATCTCGGCCATGCTTTTCATATTGCCTTCACTGTCAAAAAAGGCATTCGACCCCTGCACCAGGCTGCCCCGCAACACCGCTATTTTGTCATTGAGCTCTTGCGCCCGCACCTCATAATTTTTACTTGTCGGGCTGAGCTTGGCCAGTTGCTCCTGATACTTGGCAATCTTCTCCTGTGCCGCTGCATATTCTTTTTTCGTCAGCCCGGTAAATAGCCCCAGGCTGCGCATTTCGCTCGTTGCTTCTTTGCTCTGCGGCACCAACCGCTGTAACAGTGTCTTGAACGACGTGCCCGCATCCGACCCCGAAGCAAAGCTGGGTGAGATCGCCGCAATCACCGCATTAAAATCGTTAAACTCCACCCCCATCGCCGCCGCCACACCGCCTGCCTGAGCCAACGCCAGGCGATAATCATCAATCCCAAATTTACTCGCCACCGTGGTCGAGGTCACCCCATTCACCACATCCGTCAGGTCTTTGGCCTCAATCCCCCACAGCGCCATGGCATCACTGGCAATCGCCGCCGCATCGCCAAAATTCGCCCCCGTGGCATTCGCCAACAACACCGTCGCCCGCGCCGCCCCATCCAGAATGTCCTCGACCTCCACCCCAGCCGTTCCCAATACCTGAATCGCTTCAGCCGCTTCTGTTGCCGACACCTTCAATTTGGGGTCCAACCCCAGGTCGTTGATCAGCCCCTTGAGTTGGGCGGTCTCTTCCGCCGTTGTTCCCATGCTGGCCGCAATATCCGCCAGCTTCTGCTCCATATCCGCCGCCGCCCCAACCGAGCTCGACACCAATCCGGCCACGCCACCCAGCGCCTTTGTCACTACGCCAAAGGCCGCCTGCCCAATGCCCTGCGCCACCCCGGTCAGCACCCCGCCCAGCCGCGACCCGGCCCCGCGCACCTGCTTCTCAGCGTCCGCCAACCCCTTATCCAACCCGTCATTTTTTGTGCGTAGAAACAGCACCGCATCGCCTAATGTCGCCATGTCACTCCAGGGTTACCCCCATCGCCCCCAACAGATCCCCCGCCGCCACCCGCTGCCCATACCCACTGGTCGAACCGGTTGGTGAGCTTGTCGAACCAGCCGACCCGCCCATCGCCTCGCCCAAATATTTGATAATCATCCCCGCCTGCAGCTCCGCCTCCCACCGCTTGCGCGCCACATACGCCACCGTCAGTTGCTCCAACGCCATGGCGTCCAGCTCATCACTCCACATCCCCCACTGCCCCAGGGCTAATTCGTCAAAGTCGGGCTGCTCTGTGAGCCAATCTCGCTCAACTGCTGCACCACCTGCCCCGCCCGCTTGCCCCACACGCCAAAAGGGAACGCCAGCCCCAACACGCCGACAAACGCCTCCAGCAATTCCGATTCATACGCGCTATCCTCGATTGCTTTCTGATCTGCCTTAATGTTCGGCGCATAATCAAAAAGCAGCCTGGTGATGGTCTCCACACTCCCCACCACTAGGCCGCTCAGGTTGCGCACCAGCGTTCCTACCTCTTGCAGGTTCCCCAGTTCCGTCTGTGGCGCATTTTGCAGCGCCGTCACCAGTTCCCCAAACGGCTCCTGCAACTGCTTGCGCCACGCCACATTCTTGCGCACCGGTAACTCTGTCACCGTGTACGTCTTTCCCCCCAATACCACTTCAATCGATCTCATACACTCCTCAATCATCATAGCCCACCTAACCCTCCCTGTTCAGAGAGGGTTAAGGTAGGATTGTTTTACTCACTGGTCGTCTTTGCCGTCACTCGGTGGATCACCATCAATTGTTTTCCCACCGCCTTGCTTGTGTCCGCCAACGCCTTTATCTGTAGCGGAATCCCCACCGCCGCTTTTTTTGTAAACTCCAGCTTCCCATTCAATGTGGCTGTGGCCTTATAAAAGAAGACGCGCACCGGCAGCGCGATGTTGTTGGCCCCGTCATTCTTGAGCAACCCCTCAAACCCCCACGCTCGTTCGGTAATGGCCGTCTTGCCACCAGCTTCAATGATCTCTTTGCCCCGCACGCTGGCCCCAGGTGCTGTGGTCGTTACGGTTCCATCCAGCGACAAGTTCAGGTTAGACCCGGTAATCTCCGCCAACGCGGTCTCAATCATCGCATCTTCCTTCACCCGTAACCGCTTCACGGGCAAGGTTATCTGCTCTACCTCCAGTTCAAAAAGCTCCTGATCATAGCCCAAGCTCACCGGCTGCAACGTGTAGCCAACGTTTACCCAGTTGCCGCCCCAACTCACCCCAAATTGCACCGTGTCCGGGCTGGGCAACGCTTCCCCGACCGGTGCATAGTACACCGTCGCCGGCGCAATAATAATATCCGCTACTGCCATATCCCTATCCTCCAATCTCCACTACCCAATACCGAATTCCCCAATATTTCCACGCCCCTACCAACAGTCCCGCCCCTTCTAGGGCAGGTTAGGTGGGGTTATGTCACCACCCACGCACTTACCTCAACCACCCGGCCATACAGCCCCGTCTCCGCCTCGAATAGATCCAGTTCACTCTCCACCGCCATGCCAATTAGCGCTGGTTTGTCTACCTTCTGCTGGTATCCCTCTAACGCCGCCTTCACGGCTTCACCTAATTGAATCGCCCCCGCATAGGTCGTCGCCCAACCGTTAATCTGCACATCCACCCGTGCCAGGTTAATCGACCCCTCCGCTGTTGGCGCCGCCCGCACATCATAGGTCACTGCCGGCAACGTCGGTTCCTGCGGCAAGATCTGTGGGTAACAGCGATTGCCAATCAACGCGTTCATCGCCGAGTATGTGGTCAACCGCGCAAAGATCATCTCTTCCAACGTCATGGCAACTTGTCAAACTCCTGTTTTACACCCTTGGCCACAATCTCCCCTACGCGGTTCTTTTCCGCCCGCCAGCCCTTGCGCAAAAAGCGCCGTCCTTTGGTCCCGGGGTGCTGCACCGCCTTGGCATAGCGCCCTCCAAAGACCAGAAATCGCTTACGCCGTGGCTTGATCGTATGCGGCCTGGCCCCAGCCTCCACCAGGTGTGCCAACATCGACGCAAACGCCACCGCCCCCTCGCCATGCCTGGGCCGCACTTCCCGCTTCTGCCGCCCCGTTCCCTTGTGATAGCTACTTTTCGTCGCGCTGGCGGCATAGCCACTGCTGGCCAATCTCCCTGTCCGCTTGGGCACCCGCGGCAACGTCGCCTTTAGCAAGAAACTCGCCCCGGCATACAGCGCATCGTCAATCGACCGATCTGCCGTCTTCTTGATCATCGCCCCGTTCCACTTCACCCGCACATTCGCCATACCCACTCCAAGCCCCTACCAACAGTCCCGCCCCTTCTAGGGACAGATTAGGAGAGGGTCTCCACAATCTCCTGACACTGCAGGAGCATCTCCGCTTTGCGCCCTGTCGGATCACTGATTGCCTCAATCTGTAGCACTCGGTTGCCCCACAGCAAGCGCATCTTGGGCGAAAGCCCCGCCCGCTGCCGTATGCGCACCGTATGCGAGATCGTTGCCAACACCTGATCCGCCGTCGCCACAAAGGTTTCCCCAGTTGACTGAATCGTCCGGGCGCGCACACTCGCCCACACCGTGGCCACATCCTTCCACGGATTCACTTCCGCCCCAAAAGAATCACGCGTA